TGAAAAACAACTTCGTAATCTTTCAAGGTTTTTATATAATTCAAGTAGTTATTACAAAAGGCTATTAAAATATTTTGCATACATGCCAACTTTTGATTATGTAATTGAATTAAAAGGTGTGTCTGATTTTTCTGCATTAAAACCTGATGTTGTGGAAAAAAAATATCTTGAAACTTGTAATTTTCTTGAAAATATGAATATTAAACAAGAATTTCAAAAAGTAAATATTCGTGCATGGATTGATGATGTAGCTTATTTTTATGAATACAAAACTAATGTATCATATTTTTTAAATGAATTAGATCCTGATTATTGCCAAATTAACGCAATTGAAGATGGTTGCTATAATTTCAGTTTTGATTTTTCATATTTTAATAAATATCCTGAAAAATTAGAAACTTTCGGGGGAGAATTTGTTGAAAAATATAATTTATATAAAACTGATACAAAGAATTTTAAATGGCAGGAACTTGATTCAAAACACACTTTATGTATTAAAATATGTGAAACAGATTATCCTGTTCCCCCTATGGTGTGTTTGTTTCCTTGTCTTTATGATTTAGAAGACATAAAAATGCTACAAAAATCAAGGATTGAATTAGAAAATTATCTTATTCTTGTTGCTAAGATACCTTATTTAAATAATAAGGATACGGCAAATAATTTTGCATTGACGTTGGACAAGGCTTTAGAATATTTTCAAATGATGTCTGGAGAGCTTCCAGACCAAATTGGTTCAATTCTTTCCCCGTTTGAGGAAATATCAAGTGTGAAATTAGAAAGGCAAGATAGAGAGAGAGATAATGTGGAATCAGCAGAAGCACAATTATTTAGTGAAGCAGGTGTAAGTCAATTATTATTCTCTAATAATTCAGCAGCAGGAGCAGCATTATCAGCCGGAATAAGAACTGATGAAGATGTAGCTTTTGCTATTGTTCGTCAATATGAAAGATGGTTAAATAGAAAACTTAAAGATTTTTGTAAGATTATTTATTTTAAAATTGAAATCTTAAATATTTCTGAACACAATCGTAAAGATGTAATTGCTTATTTAAAGGAATCTGCTACTTTAGGTGCTCCTAATAAATTAAGATATTGTGCAGCTTTGGGTATGACTCCTGCTTCTGTAATACACATGTTATATTTGGAAAATGACGTTCTTAAAATAACTGATAGATTTAAGCCGCTACAATCTACATATCAAACTGGTGATAATGGTGCTGGTAGGGAAGAAATTGATGACGATGAATTAAGTCCTGAAGGTCAGACTACAAGAGAACGTGGAGATAATGACAAGGAAAATAGAGATTATTAATTTAAAGTAGGTGATAAAATTGAAGTTTATTCATTGTTTTAATAATGACTTAAAAAATAAATTGCTTCAATCAGGATTTAATCTAATATCAGAATTTAATAATATATCTATTTTTGAAAATAATTCTAAATTAACTTTTAGTTTTAACAAAATAGATAAAAAGCAATTTATTTTAAGTAATCAATTATTTTTATAAAGAAAGGCGGTGAGAAATATTGGGTAAGGTTCAAGAATTACAACATTTATCACTTGCTACTACATATGAAGTAGATAATAGTTTTGATTCAGAGAAATTTATTAAAATGAGATTGCGAGTTCAGCATGACGGAATAAATCCAAATAAAAGTAATTTTGAATTGTCAGATATAGAAAAAGCAAAAGATTCTATAAAAAATATTCCTATCCTTGCTAATGTAATAGTAGATGAAAATGGCGAGTATCAATTTGGTGGGCATGATATGGAAATTACTGAAACAGAAGATGGTGAGTATCAGTTAACTTATAGAGAAACTCCCATCGGTGTTGTTCCTGAATCATGTAATTATTCTATTGATAAATTCAACAATAAGAATTATGTATTTTGTGATGCTTATATTTGGAAGGGTTATAGTAATAGAAGTCAAGATATTATTGAACGTGATAATGACATTAAATTGAGCATGGAAATACTTGTTGACGGATATTCATATGACGCAAAACAAAAAGTTTATAATATTACAGATTACAGATATACCGGAATTACATTTTTAAATAAAAATTATGGTACTGGTATGGAAAATGCTTTAGCTACTACTGGAACATTTTCTGAAGAACAAAATAAAGATAAGTTTATTATTATGATGCAGGAGTTAAAAGACACTCTTGAGTCTTATAATATAAAACAAAAAGAAGGAGGTAGCAAGAAGGTGAATGAAAAACGAGAACTTATTGAAAAATATGGTTTAACTGTTGAATCATTAGATTTTTCAATTGAAGAATTAAGTTTAGAAGAATTAGAAAATAAATTAAAAGAATTTACATCTAATAATGATGATGCAAATAGCTCTAAAGATGATAATGCTAATTCTGATAATAATTCTGCTGAAAATTTTGAAGAAAATAATGAAGAAAACCGTGAGCCAGAAAAATTTATAAAGAGTTTTGAACTTTCCCATTCAGATATAAGATATGCGCTTTATCAATTATTGTCTCCTATAGAAGTAGAAGATAATGAATGGTATTTTATAGACCAAGTTTATAATGACCGTTTTGAGTATATGAATTGGGATGGGACAAAAATATATCGTCAAAGTTATATTCAAGACGGTGATAATGTTTCTTTTGAAGGGGAAAGAATTGAACTTTTTCAAGTCAGATTAACAAAAGAAGAGAAAGATGCTCTTGAACAACTAAAAGAAAATTATTCAACTCTTGAATCGGAAGTTAATGATCTTCGTAGTTTCAAACAAACTATTGAAACAGAACAACGTAATGAAGCAGAAAAAGAATTATATTCTCAGTTCCCACATCTTGAAGATAATGAAGAATTTAAGAAATTAAAAGAAAATGCTTCTAACTTTACACTTGAACAACTTGAAAAAGAAATTGCTTATATTGCTTTAAAGGTTGATGGTAAATTTAGTAAAAAGCAAGAAGGAAATACCACTATTAAAGTGGGAGTGAATTTTAGCAAGAAAGACAATAAGAGCGATTCTTGCTATGGGGATCTCTTCGATAAATATGGAAAATCGAAGAAAGATGATGAATAATATTTAAATTAAAAGGAGGAATTTTATTATGGCAAATTACGGCGTAATCCGCACAGACTTAGTGAAAGCCACCAAGTCCGGCAATATTTTATCTGGTCGTTTTTATAACGGCTCTGGTGCTGCTGCCGCTATTGAAAATGGTAATCTTGTAAAACTGGACAGTTTGATTGATGGGGAAAGAGATCTTTGGAAAGTTGTTGCTCCCGGTGGAACTACAGCAAGTGATCTTTATGTGGTCGCAACCCCTGAGATTATATATGATGAATCTTTGAAATCTTCTGGTGCGTTAAATCAGTTTAGAAATGAAGCAGGAACTAATATTACATTAGTTCCGCTTGAAGTAGGAGATATTATCAGCGTAAGCGATGCTTGTATTAATATTCTTAGTAGCGCAACAGAACCGTCAGTAGGTTCTTATGTAACACCTTCTACTACTGGTACAAAATGGAAGGAAATAGCTGGTACTTCTCTTGATGACGAAGTTTTCCGTGGTAAAATCATTGCACGTGAAGTTTATAATGGAGCAAAGTATTTAAATGTAATTCAAATGGTTAAAGTACGCTAATTAATGAATTAAATTAAAAAGGAGGAATTATAACTATGGCAAATAAAAATGAAATTATAAAACTTGCCGTTGATACATATAAGAATAAAATCAAGGGCAATTTCTCTAAGACCGACAGTTTAGAAGTTTTAAGAGAAGCTTTTATTGAATTGAATGGTGGTTCTACTAAGATTGACTATAGAAGTCTTCGTAAAAATGGAGCAGAAATGTTTGAAATTATTGAAGATATTCTTCAGCAAACTGTTCTTGAAGGACTTCCTGATGATAGTTTCTTCCATCAGTTTGTAGAGTATAAGAACCTTGCTCTTGGCGATCAGAATAGTTTTTATATTCCAGATCGTACCATGTTGGCGGTATCTGAAATTGCTGATGGGACTACTTCTTTAAGGAGACAGCGTTTGGATGTTGGTACTAATGTATCAATTCCTACAAGTTGGAAAGGAATTAAAATATATGAACATCTTTCTCGCCTACTTGCTGGCAGAGTGGATTTTAACGAACTAATTGATGCACTTGAAAAAGCATTTAAGTTAAGAATTAATGATGATGTTTATACTGCGTTTACAGGCGTATTTAGTTCTCTTCCTACTGGCTTTTCCGTGTCTGGTTCTTTTGATGAAGATAGGCTTTTAGGAGTTATTGATCATGTTGAAGCTGCTACT